CGGCGAAAGGGTGGCACGGGTCGTCGTATAAGACCTACTGTAACACAAAGGTTCGTGCAGGAGAGGCAATCACCAATCCACGAAAACATGCAGTAGAATATTTGACATATTTTGAAAATTGGTGGGATACTCATATTGCGGGTGTCAAGATGCAAAAGACGAAGGATGCAAAAGAGAGAATAAAGCAGGAGCATCTGAAGGTTTATCGTAGGGTCAAGTCTACATTGATTGCATTTGCAGAATATCAGACCAATGTAGTTCTTGCAAAAAATGTGATTGTTCGTAAGTTGGGGAGTGGTGCAAATCAATATAGGACTTTTGTGAAGACAAATACAGGATATCGTGTCACGGGAGATGAGGGTTTTGTGGCAGTAGACAGAGATGGGAAGACCATTAAATTAGTTGATCGTCTTGAGTTCTCGCATCAGAATTTTACTGCAATAAAGAATTGGGATTCCTAAATATATCATATGGAGAATTCTATGCAGAATGAAGCCTGGACATTAAAGAGAAAACGCGAACAGGGCAGAATGATGAGGCGTAAATCCAAAGTCATTGCTCGTGCTCGTAAAAGAAAGTTGAATAAATTTGCAGATCCAAAGGCTTTGAAAAAAAGAGCGCAAAAAGCTGCTCGCGCAATCATATTTAAGAAGTTGGCAGCCGGTAAAACAAAGGGCGAGATAGAATCGAAGCAGATGGTAATTGCAATTGAAAAGAAATTAGAAAAGTATAAGGCAAAAATTGATAAGATTGCAATCAAGATTTTACCAAGGGTAAAGAAAAAGGAAGCCGAAAGATTTAAAAAGATGAAACAATCATCGACACCGCCTGCTGGAAGATAAATAAATTAAGAGCAGTTAGGCTAAGGGAAACCTGCTATTATGGCGAAAAATGTAGTATTTGCATGGGGGAGATTTAATCCTCCGACAATTGGACACAAAGTAGTAATAGATCGTGTCGCAAAAGAGGCAAAGTCTCGCGGCGCGGATTATGTTATATTTGCATCCAAGACAAATGAACCCAAGAAGAGGAATCCTCTTACGTTTAGGACAAAGATTAAATTTATTAAACAGTCTTTTCCAAAACATTCAAGACAAATCAATGCTTCCCCGAAATTAAAAACTATTGTTGATGTAATGAAGTACCTTGACAAGAGATATGATGAAGTGTCTCTTGTGGTTGGGGCAGATCGCGCACAAGAACTCAATAGAATGTTGAATCATTATAATGGAAGAGAATATGATTTTGATAATATTGAAATTATTTCGGCAGGCGAACGAGATCCTGATGCCGAGGATGTAACAGGAATGTCTGCATCCAAGATGAGAAAAGCTGCTGCCGAAGGGGATTATACTTCATTCCGAAAAGGTTCGCCAATGAAGAACCCTAGAGAACTTTACAATGCAATTCGTCGTGGAATGAAAATTAATGAAGAAGTTTATAAGTTGATGGAAGATGTTCATAATGATAGGAAAGTTGTTGGGTCGCGATTTAATCAAATGCTTCGTTTTGGTCTTGTGCCAACAAAGTACATTCCAATTACTCAAAGAGCATTTAAGGATATAAAGCAGGCTGCACCAAATCCTGAATTGAGAAAGCACATATTTGATGTGACAGATAAGGTTCTGGAATATATCATGGCAGATGATTTGCTGTATCGTCGTATGCTTTTGCTTTTGCATAATGATTTTTTGATGAAAGAGGAACATCGAGATGCATTGGTGAAGAAGGCACAGAAAAATGGTCTTCCATATACAACATTGTTAGAAGTTTTTTTAAGAGGTTTGGCAGCCAGTCCGATATACGGAGAAAAGACGGCACATCAACATGCGTTTGAACGAGTTAATTCGTTTATTTCTGGCGGGCATTCAAGAAAGAAATTAGATGCTGACATATGGGAATCATGTCAGCAAATTAAAGTAAGGAGAATTAAAATGAAGACGTTATCCGAGTCAAATCCTCCCAAGTGGGGAACCAAGGAAATGGCAGACCGTTATAGTAAGGTGACACCTGGCCAGCCAGATGATACTGCCGAGCTTATGGTCAGTCCACACGAAACTGTTTATGAAACTGCTCCCCCAGGAGCGGAAGCTGAAGCGTTTATTAAGAACAGTAAAGAGAAGTTCAAGAAGCGATATGGGGACAAGTGGGAACAGGTTCTCTATGCGACTGCATGGAAAGTCTATGGTAAAAAAGAGTCTGTTGACGAAAGCGGAATGTTTACAAAAGGAAAGGGATTGATTGACCCAAAGGGAGGGTATCGTAAGCCGAAGCCCACATCGGTACAGAAAGGTCGTACATTGCCAACAGGTGGTCCCGGTTCACGATCATCTGTATACAAAAAGGCAGTCAAGACTTATGGCGCAAATGATAAAGATGTAAAGGCATTGGAAGCTCTTTATAAGAAGAGAGATAATCTTCTAAAGAAAAAAGGAAACACAGACCGCATAGACAAACACATCGGAAGTGTTGAAGTTCATTTTTCTGACAGCATGAAAGAGTCTGTTGACAAACAAAAAGAAACCCCGGCAGAACGAGAAACGCGAATGAAATCCAGCTTTTCAAGGGTTCGTGGAAAGCCTAGTTTTGATGACCGTCAAAAGGCATTCACCAGTCATTTTTATAATGTGAATAAAAGAAAGCCAACTAAGCAAGAGCTTCGTGCTGCTGGTGTAGGTAAAGGTGGAGACAATCCTGCTGGAGAAAAAGCATGGAAAGCCAAAATGGCAAAACTCAAGAAGGGTGTTAGTGAATATAATGAAATGAATATTGATGAAGCAGTAGATAAGGCAACAGTTCAGGAGCTTGTTCTTTATATTACAAATGATGCTCAAATTTATCGTCAGAGGATTACACCCATCATCAAAAACCTTTCAAAGAAAGTTGGAAAGGGAACCTATGATGGAAATTTGGCAATCAAGGCATTTATGTATGCTGTGACTGATGGCCTGAAGAAGTATGAAAAGGAACATGCAAACCCTGGTTGGGCAAGAACAATTGACAAGAAAACAAAAGAAGCCATTGCAGAAGAATTGGCAGAATATTATAGCGAGCAAATTGGAGAAGAAACCAAGAGAAGTTCTGGTGTAGAGATTGAAGAAGGCACTACACAGGCAAAAAAAGATAGACTGGCAAAGATTGCCAGAGCAGCCGCTGCTCGCGAAAAGGATCAGGCAAAGGAAAAAGAAAAGGCGACGGCAAAGCACCATAGAGCTTCTGCCAAGTCCAGAGAGAGTCACGGATACATAACGAAAGATCAGTTTGGTCGCCCTCTGAAGGATGAGGTTGAGATTGAAGAGATTTGGCGCACACCGAGAGATAAGTATGTAAAGGGTAAAGAGCAGACGCCAAGAGAAAAAAGTCAAAAAAAGAGGAAGAAGCATCCTACGCAAGCCGAACTTGATAAGGCAGTTAAGAAAACTGCACAAAATCAAGACAAGGTGAGAGGGCGCGGGTTTACTGCTGGGCCCAATGCTCGACAGCCAGGATGGGGTGAAGAAGTTGACGAATCAATAAAAACAGCATATCAAAAATACAAGGCTAAAAGAGAACTACAGAATCTTAATCCACAATCCGATAAAAAAAGATTGTACACAAAGCCTGGAGATTCTCCTAAACAAGCATCAAAAGTTGAAAAGAATAGAGAAGCCAGACGCAAGGAAAATATAAAAAAGCTAGGAAAACCTTCACGGGAAATATACAAAAAGGAATTAAAGCGTGTTGCAAGGTCTATTAAAAAAGTACATTCGTTAAAAAATCCATTATCAGATACTTTAGGAATTGCTGATGAGGGAGTGAGCGGAAGCACAAAGGCATCAAAAGAATTAAATCTTCAAAAATATAGTCAAAAGTGGACTGGAAGAGACAGGTCATTAAGACCAGAGAAGAAAGCTGCACACAAGGCAGAACGAAAAAAGGGAAAGAAAGACATTAAGAAGTTTAAGGAATACTAAATAGTATTATCTTTCGGATGAAAAAGGAGTAAGAAAATGTCAACATGGCACAAAGAAATTAGTAAAAGTCTTGCAGATTCAGTTTCGGCTGTTCTGAATGATATGAGAGAAGATCAAAAGACTTCACAAAATAAGATGTTGAAAAAGGGTAAAGGCGAGCCAGTAGACCAATCCAAAGCAAAGCAGCCTCTTCCCGAAGAGGATGATGAAAATGGAAATGGCAATGGAAATGGTAATGGCAAGAATGGCAAAAAGCTTGATGCTGTAAATAAAAAGGCAGTAAAGAAGAAGTTTGCCGACCGAGACGATAAAGATATTGATAATGATGGAGATACTGATGCCTCTGATAAGTTTCTTCATAAAAAGAGAAAGGCAATTACCAAGGCAATCCGAAAGACTAGCCGAAATGGTAAGAAAGTTGACCTTTCTGGTAAGAAGGAGAAGGTTACTGTCAATCCTAATGTGAAAGAGCAGTTTACAGATGAACGAATAAAGCTTCGAGAAGCCTTGGAAGCATCTTTTGATACCGTATTTCAGTATAGCAACAAAGAAGAGGAAGCCTATCGCGACCAGTGGATGAATGAATTTGATTCTTTGGTTACTAATAAAGAACCAAATGCCTATCTTGATCCGCTTCAGAGAAAGGTGCTATATATTGAAGGATTGACACCACAGCAGGCAGCAAATCGTTATGTTTCGCATTGTATTGCAAATGCCTCAATGTCTGGTGGGCAATATCAGGATTATGGAACTCGTGCTGGAGATTCTACTGCAAGTTCCCAGCAACAGGGTCAAGAGATTGGAAATGTATATCAGCCGAGGCATCAAGTGAAACATTAATGATATTTTTTTAGGATGTTATGATTGAAAATTTGACAGAAAAAAATATTAATGCATATATGATTATGTCATATAATAATCCTCAGTGTGTTAATTTAGAGGAATTTGAAGATGATATAAAGATACCGAAATATATTAAGCGATTGATTAATCGGTATTCGAGCATGGGAGAGTTAAAAGAACGTTTGATTCTGAATCATATTATTTTGTTTTATAATGTATTTTATCGTGAGGCAGCAACGAGAATTTTATTCTTTAAGATGGACGAAAGTGATTATTCTATCTTGAAGACTTTTTTGACGTACTTACATTTGATGCCGGAGACTGTTGAATTGATAGATGGAAAAAACATAATTAATACGGATATTCCGATATCCAAGGAAGTTGCCGAAATATTAAGGGAGTTATAGAAGATGTCAAAAACATATACAAAATTCATGGTAGAAGGTACATGGGAATTGCCTGATACTCCTGCACAAAAGAGGCAGTTGAAGAAACTTATGAGCAAGCCTTTGCCTGTTGGGTCGGGCAAAGAATCCCAATATAAGAATAGTGCCGAGTCAAAATTGTATAGTCTTATTGGAGATGATGAGCTTTTTGATGATATTTATGAGTTGCGTCAGAAGAAGGGTGAGAAAGCAGATGCCCGCCCAATTGTCAAAAAGTATATGAAGAAATTTGGGATTAAAGAAGAAGTCGAGATTCGTGAAGGTAAAGAAGTAAAATATAAAGTAGGCGATAAGGTTATTACGAAGATGGGTCCACATAAAGGCGAAGTGCATAAGGTAATTCACGTTCATAGTGATGGTAGATATAATGTTGCGCCGCTTTCGAGGAAGGTTAAGTATAGACACGGCGCAGCCTCCGCAAAGGGGTCTGACCTTGAACTATATAAAGAAGAAGTCGAAATGAACATTGACGAAGCCAAAACGGGAGCGAAAATGTTTGTTGTTGTTGCAACACCAATTTCTGTTGGGGGGTTTAGTCAAGACGGTAAGCCTCTGGTAGCAGAAAAGGAAGAAAAAATTGCATTGTTTTCCACAAAAAGAAAAGCATCTGCATGGATTAAAAAACAAAAACTACGCAAGCCGGGCCCGAATGGTGAATATAAGCGTGGGCTTTTATATGGAATGGAATATGTGACCATTGAGGAATATGTTCATCCAGAAGCTCCTCCATTCATGGAAGAAGTCGAAGAGATTGACGAACTCAAGAAGACCACAATGGCTAGATATATCAAAAAGGCTGCTGGTACTAGTACAGCCGCAGCATACCAGCGCGGACATGCAAAAGGCGGGCAAGTTGCAACCTATGGAAGTAGTGGCCCAGATGTGCCGGGTGAGTGGAGTGCCAAAGAGAAGCGGGACTATCGAAGAAAGATGAAAAACCGCACCAAAGGTATTGCGCGTGCTGCTGATAAATTGGCTAAGGAAGAAGTCGAGAATAATGAAGATTGGACTCCCGGCGTGGATGGCCCAAGAAAGAGAACATCCAAACAAGTAGCACGCAGAGATCGAATGGGTAAAATTGCAGCCAAAGAAACTAGAAAAGAAAAGGATGATCGTAAAGCCGAGAGATTCAAGGATCAGGCGTGGTATCGCAAGTTGTATAAGAATTCTACTCGCAAGCCGGTAAAGAAGGAAGAAGTCGAGATTCGTGAAGGTACACCGGCAGTTCCTACCACCAAATCAAAGTGGAATAACTTGCAAAAAATAATGACGAAAAAAATACCTGTTGGTGATGAAGGTGCAAAGGATTCAGCCGAAATGTTAATTCATAGGTATCTTGATGATGATAATCTTAGTGGCACACTTCGGTCATTGCGAAAAGGAAAGGGCCCAAAGGCAGATGCTCGACCGGCAATTCTTCAATGGTTAAAGAGAAATGGATTTGATATAAAGAAGAGGGACGGTTATAAAGACTCTGATTGGACTAAGAACGAAGAAGTCGGGTTTAATGAATCCGAAGCTCCTTCATCTACTGTTGGTGGTGTAGGTGGTGGAATGGTCGGAGAGCCGCCTGGCCCAACAAAGAAAAAGAAGAAGCGTGAGATTTTTGCAGGAGACTGTGTTTTTGAGGTTTCTTCTGATACCTTTATGAAATGCAAAGGCGAGAAGCCAAAATATGCCAGATATATAAAGCATATTGGAGATGATGAAGATGGGCAGGTTGTTCGTGAATATGGACTGAGAAATCCATCAAAAGGTATTATTATTAAAGACTCCACATATGGAGCAATGATGTATTTAAGAAGAAGAAAGAGTTAATAGTGACGTTATTTATAGGAGCCGCAGTAAAATTTGTGGCTACCTTTTTGGCAAATATTGTAAACAGTTTTATTATATTATGGTTACGAATGAGAGAATCGCGCAAGCGAGGAAAAGCAGAAGAACGAAATGATGCACATGAAGAGAATGCAAGACGAAAGGAAAGGGCTGATGAAATTATGGCAAAGCCAGTTAAGATTGGGAAAGATCTTATCGCTGGTATTCGTGATCGGGTTAAGCGTAACAACGCTTAGTGGTTGTTGTACAACAAAAGTTCCCGTTTTAAAACCCCCTCCGTGTCCAGCGTGGTCAGACAATGCTATAGTAGATTTGGAAATGTTGATACAGATGCAGGAAGTCGGCGAGATTGATATTGTAGATTTAGAATATCAATTGGGACAGAATCACAGACATTGCGAGGCACTAGATGGTTTTCTAACAACAGAATAAAAAGAGGAACGGGAACATGAATGAAATGGCAAGACAAATTTTAGTTGGCGTTATAATTGCAGCAATTGCTGGTGTTTGGGTATTTGCATCCACCCGTGCGTCTGTTGCTTCTGTTGAAGATGTACGCGCAGATGTCAAGGAAATAGAAGTTGAACTCAAAGAAGATATTGATAAGATTAGTTCAAATATTGATGAGATTAAAGATACTTTTCACCGTTCCGCAATTAAACAAACCCAATTTCGTGCTCAGGTTCGCGAAAAATTAAATATAGATGAGTGATACAGTGAGATTTTGTTATGAATTATGTAGATGTGAAGTTTATCGGGCTACTTTCTTCTCGATTAGAACAATTCAAGAAAAAAACTAATACCCTTTATAATTTCAGATGCCCTGTTTGTGGTGATTCTGAAAAGAATCGTTACAAGGCAAGAGGATACTTGTATCCTGGGAAAGATGGGTCAGGATTTATTTTTAAATGTCATAATTGTGGCGACACTCGATCTCTTGGTAATTTGATTAAGTATATTGACCATTCATTGTATCAAAAGTATTTGCTTGAAGGTTATGGAAAGAAAGACAAGAGATTTATTTCAAAGCAGGATATAAAGAAAAAAACACGACAACCAGTGGATTCTTTGTTTTTGGAAAACAAATTTGGGGCAGAGCGTATTGATAGAATTCCAAAAAATCATTCTGTTCATTTGTTTATTAATGACAGACAAATACCAGATTCTATGTTAAATCGTATGTATTATATAGATGATGATAAGGTCTTAGAAAGAATTAGCCCGGAATACAAAGGAAGAATACAAGGAAATCAAGCCCGAATAATTCTTCCTTTTTATGACAGAGATAATGTTCTTGTGGGTCTTACTGCTCGGGCAATTAATGGGTCTGTCGGATTACGTTATATTGCATTTCGTTTAGACAAAGATGCTCCCATGATTTTTGGATTGGAGAAGATTAAAAGAAATTCAAGAAAACTTGTTTATGTTGTGGAGGGTCCAATTGATTCTCTCTTTCTTCCTAATACTGTTGCCGTGGGTGGTTCTGATTTTGGTAAGCTGACACAAGAAGTCCGAAAGAATAAATGCATCATTGTTTTTGACAACGAACCAAGAAACGTTGAGATTGTCAAAAAGATGAAAACTATTATTAATGATGGATATAAGATTTGTGTGTGGCCCCAAAATATAAATGAAAAAGATATTAATGATATGGTGATTGCCGGAAAAACTCCAGATGAAATTTTGAAGGTGATAAATACAAATACGTTTTCTGGATTGAAAGCAATGGCAACATTTAATGAATGGAAAAGGGTGAATATATGATGAGCGTCGATTTGATTGATAGCATGGGTAGTGATTTAACTGTGGTTAATGCTGCTCGTGTTAGTTTTAATAAAACAGTAGATAATGTTTCATCGGGGGATGAGCGGTTGATAAAGTTTCTTGCTGAACACAATCACTGGACACCCTTTGGGCATTGTACTTTACAGTTTAGAATAAAAGCTCCAATTTTTGTTGCAAGGCAATTGGTAAAACATCAAGTTGGTTTGACTTGGAATGAAGTATCTCGAAGATATGTTCAAGATGAGCCAGAGTTATATATACCTGATGTTTGGAGAGCAAATCCAGAAAATAAAAAACAGGGGTCTTCAGAAACAGAAACAATTGATTGGCTTTTGGTCAAAAATGATATTCCCGGTCTTCCTGTAACACTTGCCGTAGAAGCCGTATATGAAAGTGCCGTGGATCTTTATAATGCAATGATTGAATCTGGTGTTTGTGCAGAACAGGCTCGTATGGTTTTGCCACAAGGTCTTATGACAGAATGGTATTGGACAGGATCATTATATGCATTTGCTCGTGTTTGTAATTTGAGGTGTGCAAAGGATACACAGAAAGAAACAAGAGAGATTGCAGAACAAATAAACGAATTAGCAAAGATGATATTTCCGATATCATGGAAATATCTTGTAGGAGAAAAACAGATATGACGACAACTCCGAATATGACAGTATTGCAGCAGTATATTCACTCTTCGCGTTATGCTCGTTGGTTGCCAGAAGAAGGAAGGCGAGAAACTTGGGATGAGACTGTTGACCGTTATGTAAATTTTTTTGAAACATATATTGAGGAAAACACAAAAGGCTCCATTAAAAATATTAAAGATAAACTTCGTAATGCTATCTTTAATATGGAAGTAATGCCATCCATGCGCGCATTGATGACAGCAGGACCGGCACTGGAGCGAGAAAATATTGCAGGATATAATTGTTCTTTTGTTGCCGTGGATTCTCCTCGTGCATTTGATGAAGCATTGTATATTCTTATGAATGGTACTGGTGTTGGTTTTTCTGTAGAGACAATGCATGTAGAAAAAATGCCATTGGTGGCAGAAGAATTTTATAAGACAGATACAACAATTGTGGTTGCAGATAGCAAGTTGGGTTGGGCCAAGGCACTCAAAGAATTGGTTGCCATGCTTTATACAGGACAGATGCCAAATATTGACACTTCGGGCGTTCGCCCAGCCGGTTCCCCATTGAAGGTATTTGGTGGAAGGGCATCCGGGCCAGAACCTCTGCTTGAAACTTTTGATGCGTTTATCAATACATTTAAGAATGCTGCCGGAAGACGATTAAATTCGTTGGAGTGTCATGATTTGATGTGTCATGTTGCATCCTGTGTTGTGGTCGGTGGGGTTCGGCGCGCAGCATTGATTTCTCTTTCTGATTTAACTGATGAACGAATGAGATATGCAAAGATGGGTCAGTGGTATACAACAGAGCAGCATCGTTCGTTTTCAAATAATTCTGCGGTCTATAAAGAAAAGCCTGACATTGGAATTTTCATGGCAGAATGGCTGGCACTTTACAAGAGCAAGAGTGGCGAGCGTGGGATTGTAAATCGTGAAGCATTAAAGAAGAAGGCAGCCGAAAATGAACGTCGCGACAATTCTTATGAATTTGGTGTAAATCCTTGTAGTGAAATTATCTTGAGGCCAAATGGTTTTTGTAATCTTTCTGAGGTTGTGGTTCGTGATACGGACACCATGAAGGATCTTGAAAGAAAAGTAGAGTTTGCCACAATTATTGGAACACTCCAGGCAACTCTTACTAAATTTCGTTATCTTCGTGCAGATTGGAAAAACAATGCCGAAGAAGAGAGACTTCTTGGGGTAAGTTTAACTGGAATTATGGATAATAAATTGACCAATGGAAATGCGAAAGGGTTAAAAGAAACACTCAAAATTTTAAAAAGTATTGCCATTGAGACAAATAAAGAATGGTCAAAAATTTTAGGCATTCCACAATCAACTGCCGTCACAACAGTAAAGCCGTCTGGCACGGTTTCTGTTTTGGTGGATTCTGCAAGTGGTATTCATTCTCGATTTTCTCCATATTATATTCGTACTGTTCGGGCTGATAAAAAAGACCCGGCAAGTCGATTTATGATTGACCGTGGTGTTCCAGTTGAGGATGATGTTATTGCTCCAGACCATAATCATGTTTTTTCATTTCCTGTGGTTGCACCAAAAGATGCTGTTGTCACAACAGATTTGACTGCAATTGAACAGTTGGAAAGATGGCTCACATATAAGAGACATTGGTGCGAACACAATCCATCATGCACTGTGACTGTAAAGGAACATGAATGGATTGGGGTGGGCGCATGGGTATATGAGCATTTTGATGAATTGACAGGTGTTTCATTCCTACCTCACACGGATCATATATACAAACAGGCACCGTTTATGGAGATTGATAAGAAGGAATACATAAAATTAAACAAATCCATGCCGGATGAACTTGATTGGAAAGAGCTTGGTGCCTATGAAACTTCTGATCAAACTGTTGGGGCACAGACGCTGGCGTGTACAAGTGGGAGTTGCGAGATAATTTAATGCCAATAATAACAGACGATGAATATTCAAATAATGTCGTAGAAATTAATTTAGAATGTGTTGAGTGTGATATAGTATATAGTGTATATACTGACACAAATGGATTTCTTGAAGAAGCTCGGCATTGTCCTTTTTGTGGGTTGTATAATGTAGATTATGACAGAGAAGAAGAGGATTAATATATGCCGATTTTAGCAGGAATTGATTATTCGTTGACTTGTCCAGCCATCTGTACTTATGATACAGAGGTGGGAGATTTTTGTTATGATAATGTTAATTTATATTTTCGCTCTAACTTGGCAAGGTTTGATGCATTTAAAAAGGGCAATGTGCAGGGATGTAATCATGGTCCGTGGAATGATGAAATTGATAGATATGATGATATTAGTACATGGGCAATGGATGTTCTTTCCGATCAGACGCCGGGGGGTCAGATAGATCAGGTATATCTGGAAGGATATTCGTTCGGATCTACAGGTCGTGTTTTCAATATAGCAGAAAATACTGGTATATTGAAATATAATATGTGGGAAGATATGATTCATTTTGAGGTTGTATCACCAAAACAGGTCAAGAAATATGCGACTGGCTCCGGCAATGCCACGAAGGAAGATATGTATGAAAAATTTTGTGAGGAAAATCAACAGGTTGACTTGAGGTCTATGCTTACACCTCGGTCATCAGGTGTAATAAGTCCATTGAGTGATGTTATTGATGCATATTTTATATTAAAGTATGGTATATTCAATTAGAAGAAAAAAAATTGCATTTGGGCCTTGACAAACATTAGGTGTGTGGTATACTTTACGGATACTGCAACATACATAGGTGGGAGAAATTATGGATGAGGATCTACACAGACGAGTATCTGGGGTTGTCAGAGACATCAAAAAGCAATTAGGTGAAAATGACCCTGTTGCTCTTTATATTGCATCTGCTGTTGTTGCCAAAAAATGTAAAGACCGAATGGAAAAATTTATTAAAGGTGGTTCTTAAATGAAAAGGCAAATTGGCGTGATTGTGCCGTATCTTGATACTGATTATAACACAATAGATATGGATAGTTTTAAGCAGACCTATATAGATAGGTATGAAAATGTTGACTCAACAATACAAAAACCGATAAAATTAAAGTTTGTTGAAGATGGTGATGATGATGGAAATCGTTGGGTTGAGGTTTGGGAAGAATGATATAAAATTTTGAGTTTATCCAGAACGAGTGTTTCTGGATAATATAATAAGATGCGTGAATAGGGTTGGCATATTTGTGTATCTTTCATTTAAAGCCAACATATATGAGGTAATGTTAGTATGGCATTTGCAGAAAATTCTAAGACACGGAAGGTTGTTGACTATTTGGCAGAGGGACGTACCCTTACTGCCGCACAGGCTCTCGCCCGCTTTGGGATAAAGAACCTGAGCGCAACGATGTCCTCAATCAAGGACACGGTGGAGTATTATGGTAATTGGGAAGTTACCAAGGACACTGCCAGGAATGGTGCCACCAAGTATGGTATTATTCGCCTTTCGTAGTATGTCTTAGGTGACATAAACCTTAATCGTTGATTGAGGTATGGGGGGAGAAGAATTAAGTAAGTCCTGTGAGGCTCATTCTTCTCCCCCTTTTTTTGTTTTTATGGCTGATTTGTTCGCCTATATAGTTTACTTACACATGATGAATTGATGAGGAGGAATATCATGTCAGAAGATAGTTTTGAGTTACAAATTAATCAAGAATCGTCCGAACCTATGGGCGGAACTGAATTGATTTACAATCGGGTAATGAATGTTCTTGAAGAAGATTTGAAGGATGAATTTATTATTATTCCGCAGAGGGTTCGTGAAGAACATCTTAAAGACCCGAGAAAAAAAATTCTTTGGTTACATGATCTTCCTGAAGACCCTGAGTCTACACATCTAAGAGAAGAAGAAAATCGTAAGCAATTTACAAAATTTGTTTTTCCTAGCAATTGGGCCCTTTGGGATTATCATCAAAAGTTGGGTGTGCCTTATGAGGATTCAATTGTAATTCAAAATTGTATTGAACCCATAGATATTCATGAAAAAACTAAAGACCAAAAAAAGAAAATAATTTACTTTTCGACTCCTCATCGTGGATTAAATTTATTGGAATCTGTTGTTCGTATCATGGAACAATCAAGAAATGATTTTGAGGTGGATGTGTATTCTGGGTTTAAGCTTTATGGTCGTGATGAACAGGATACCCTTCCTGAATTCAAAGAACTTTATGATCGACTTAACGAATTGGAGTCGGTGAACTATCACGGTGTGGTTTCAAATGATGAGATTCGCAAGGCATTAACAGAAACACATATTCTTGCGTATCCAAGCACCTACCGCGAAACATCTTGTCTGGTTGCAATTGAAGCAATGGCAGCGGGTTGTTTGTCAGTGGTT